CTATTAGGTGGGTCTGGGAGACCTATTTTATACGAAATATTGGATTTTGAGAACAAAATAATAATGATACACGTACAAGAATCATATGAAAACATAAATGGGTACAACTGTAGATACTACTCAAAACTAAAATTTAAAAAAAATTAAAATGTTAACGAAATAACTTTGTAGTTTAAAAAAAATTTCTTATCTTTGTACTATAATTAAACGAATTCTAACCACTAAAAATAAAAAAAATGAAAAATTTATTCTTATCCTTACTTATTTTACTAACTAGTTTTTCTGTTAAATCACAAAACTCTGATTTTCCATATTCACAAAAAGATTATTTAATAAAAATGAATGAAGTTGTTAAAGTTGTTGAGGGTTTATACAATACTTATGGTGAAGATACTATTATAGTAAACCAATTAGTAGATTTGTCTTGTAGTGAAGTTTATGTGTTATCTGGTTTAGGGACACTTGATGATGACTTTAGTGTGTCTGAAGCTATAGAAGAGTGGTTTGCACCAACAATCAATAGGTCTTGTGATTACTTACCTACTACAGTAACCGTAATAGAAAAAGATTGTTGTAAATGGGGCGTGTGGTTCAGAGTTAAAGTAACAAATATGTATGGTGTAAATAACTATATAGATTTTGGAATCAATAAAGAAAATAAATTACGTTCAATTATCTTGTAAAAAAAAACTCCCTAAAAAGGGAGTTTTTTAATTTATATTAAGTTTTATACTAACATTTTATTGAATTTGAACGATTATAACTTCCACGAACATTACTACTAGTTTTTGACCAGTTTTTAGAATTTTTTAGTTCATCTGGTAATGCTTGACATAACTCATATTTTTCATTTCTATCTACAACCCCCTGTACCATTTGTTCCCAACGGCTACTTGAGCCCTCAACGTTACCATTTTTATAAAAATATACTGTTTGTCGGTCACCACCTTTTGGCATGTATGTTAAAACAAAATTACTAAACTTGTCTGGTGCATCTTGTTCATTTTCTCTTTTACTTTTATTCAACTGATAACCTATATAACTTCCTTTCTCACCATCACTTCTTTTGGAACTACCTGCTCTTTCACTTGTTCTTACTTTGTAACGTGATGGGTCAAATTCTGAGAATGAAGCAAATAACTGATTCAAATCACCCACATCAACACCTAACTCTTCGGCTCTCCTTGCTACTATTCTCTTTAATATTGTAGAAATTCCACTCTTGTACTTTTTTGGGTATTGGTTTGCTAATGTATCGTACATTTGCCTATCTTTATTATAATCATATCTCCAGTCTTTTACTGGTTTACGTTTATCCCTATCAGAAATAAGGTCACCAAAATCTGCCCATCTTACAATCGCACTACCCTTTACTGGTTTTTGCTTTTGTTTGTTATATTTGTAGACTAGTTCAGCTCCTATATTTACATTATCTTGACCGAATAATACTCTTTTATATCTTGTAACTACAGCATTAGGGTCTACTACTTCTTCTTCCTCCCCCTCTTCTTCTTCTTCCTCTTCTTGTTCTTTAACAACCTTACCCTCTTCAACACCTTCCATAGGTGGATTTTTACCATTTTCTTTTACCTCGTCTTCTTTTCCTTCAACATGGTCTTCTTTATGACCTTCTTCCATGTCTTTTTCTTCCATATCTTCTTTTTCTGTAAGGTCTTTATATTTTGCTGTAGGTGTACCCATTAGACCGAAATTTTGGCCATTTCCATTACCTATATTTTCATTTAATTGTTCTTCACTAATTAAATCTAACCCCATTATTTCACGAGCTCTATTTAACTCATTTAAAATATTTTTTTCCATAGTTATTAAATTTTTGCTATTGGTTTTATTATTTGTTTCATTCTTTTAATGTCTTCTTGAATTAATTTTTCTTTTTCATCCTCAGACTCAAAGTGAGTTCCTTTTTCACGTCTATCTTCGTGGTCTTCATCATAAGCCATATCTTTTTCTAAATCCTTAATATGTTTTTCATCTGCACCTTCATCTTCACCATAGTTATATGTTTCCTCACCTTCACTATCTTCTTTTACATCTTTTTTCATTGCCTTTTTAATAGCTTTATCTTTTGCTGCTAAATAATCATCAGAATCTATATCACCATCACCATCATGGTCTTTTTTCTTACCTTCTTCCATTTCCTTTTTATCTTTAGCTGCTTTTTTCATGGTTTCTTTTTTGTCCCCATCACCATCTAAATCTAAAAAGTCTGGTTTAGCGTCTTCTTCTAATTTTATTTCTTGCCATTGTTCTTGAATAATTGATAGAACTCTTTCTAACTGTTCTTCACTAATAATTACATTTTGTTTTTTACCATTAGTAAAAGTTTTATTACCAGTAGATTTCTTATTTAAAGATTCAACCAATATTTTTTTTGTAAATTTCATCTCACTATTTTATTATAAATATTATATATCTTCAAAAGAGGCCCCAGTAGGTGTTATTAGGAATTCAACGAATATATATTCTAAAGCTCTTGTTGGTTTAATAAATATCTTACCATTCATTTCATTTCTATCTATTTCTTCTGGGTCATTTGAAAGTACCACTCTAAAGTCTGTTAAACCTCTGTCTCTTCTAATAGAATCTAGTATTGGATTTACCAAGTCTAAGAATTGTTGTCTAACCACATCATCATTTTGTTCGAATATTAATCTTACTGCTACCGCTGATATTAATTTTCTAGTTTGTAGTAATAATCTTCTAACATTAATTCTATCTAAAGCAGACTCTCTAATTTGTAGAGTTTTATTACCCCAGATAATTGGGCCTGTATCACTAAATGTTGCGATTGGGTTCAATCTACCAACGTATAATGTATCTCTTTCATCTAACGTAAGTTTCTTTCTAGCTTTCACAGCGTTAACTAAACCTCTTGTATAACCAGCTGATGCGAACCATGGGAATGATATATTATCTGTTAGAGCTATATTTCTCATTACCTCCGCAGTTGGTGGTATGTATACTTGTTTATTGTTAGCCGCGTCTCTTATCTGAACCCAAGGATAATAAGTTGCTGTATAGTTAGAATCTATTAAAGAATCCTCTATATTATCCACAGCTTCATCTGGTGTTACTTGATTGACTGGGTCTGAATTTGTTGGGACGAACATATTAAAGTCTGGTGTTGTTGTAATGTAAAGAGAGTCAGCTCTATCAGTTTCTACCATGTCTATAGATTCATTTACTAAACCTAAATTATCAACATAATCAATTCCTGGTGTTGCAAATACATTTATATCTACAGACTCTGGATTACTAAACTCATTTATACCTCTTAAATAAGCGAAATAGTCTGTATTAGCTTCACTAGTACTTAATTTTTTAAATGAACCATCACCAGTTGCCGTAGGAAAATCAGCACTTGTACAAGCTCCGTTTAGGAAACCAGTAAGTCCCATTCTATAATCGTCAGTATTAGACCTTGTTTTTCTATAGATATCAAAGCCATCAAAACCTCCACTTGGTGCAATTGTAAATTTACGTGACCTCAGTGATTTATATGGTTCGGTACTTAAAGTAGGTTCTGTGTTAAATTGTCCAGCTCCAACTTCAAAAATAGACTCACCAGCCAATGTTGTAGATGACCAGTCTAGGTAAGTACCAACACCCCCAATAACAACAGTTGCTCCAGAATCCATATGGAATCCTTTAGTTACAACCTCCCACTGTGAACCAGCGGTTCCAGTACAAATATTAGTTGGTGGGATATAACCTTTAAAATCAAAGAAATCAGCGTCAAATCCAGCTCCAGTACTATCGGAAATACCTAAATAAACTTTACTAACTTTGTCACCACCACTTCTTATTACATTATTACCTGTAGCTGAACCATATGGTGGGTCAAATACTATTTCACCAGGATTAAAATATTTTGTTTTATATATAATTTTTGGGTTTACACCACAATTTCCATATCTTCTAAATCTATAACCCTCAAAACCAGCCGGTAAAGAACCAGTAAAAGTTCCATCTAGTAAAGCCTCTGTTGGGTAAATCATTGTATATTTAGATTTTAACTCGAATTCTCCAGTTGACGTACCTATTTTTCTACCAACAAATGATACTTTTGTTGGGTCTAGACTACATCTAGTAAATTTCTCTAAAACTACTGGGTTTGCGTCAGTATCAAAAAAGTCTCTAACTAGGATATCAAATTCTGCTCTTTCAAAAGAAAGATTAACTATAGAAACTTTATATTCTCTATTAGCTGCTGAACCATCTGATATAGACACAAATTTAAACAATCTAAATACATCACTACCTTGTAATTCAGATACAATATAAGGTGTTTCAGGTGTTTCAAATTGATTCATGTACCAAGCTATAGTGTTCGTGTTTACTGTAGCTCTTGCACTTGGTAGGAATTGTAGACAACATTGAAGTCCCCTAACTTTTCCTAATTTTCTTCCTATATTTGTAACAATACTTTGGTCAGATGAAAAATTTACAAACACTAAGTCAACATCAAATACGTCTTTTATTGCGTTTTGAATTTTTGCCATCTTAGGAGAATAATTTACTTTATTGAGAACAACTGTTTCATCTTCTGAAAGTTGAAACTCTCTATTAAGTTGATCAGTAGCATCATCGAAGATATCGTCTTCATAAACTTTCAATTCTACAGAACGACTATCTAATCCTTCATTAATTGACTCTTGTTCTACATCTTGTAATTGCATATCAAGTTGTTCATTAACTTCAGCATCTTGATCTGTCAAGGTGTCTGCGGGTTGTTTGACTG